CTGCGGCAATTGCAAATGCTTCGTACGGGCTTAAATCAAGCAGGTATCAGTACCAAATCACTGAGTCGTGATGAACGTGACTTAAAGGCCAAAGTGGATACAGCGACCCAAGCTTTACAGCGCAAAAAAACTCAACTCGATAAACAGGCTGCAAGTCAAAAACGGCTTAATGACCTCGTTCAGCAACATAAAAATGCACAGGACTTGATTGGCAAAGTTTCTGATACTGGAGTACGTGCAGGTGCTGCAGCTGCAGTCGGTGCGGGTGCTTTAGGTGTCCCTATCAAAGCTTTTGCTGAAGCCGAAGATGCAGCGACGACGTTAAAAGTCTCCATGATGCAATCGAATGGCCAAGTGGCCAAAGAATTTACAGCCATCAATGAACTGGCCAATAAGTTAGGCACACAGCTTCCTGGTACAACAGCAGACTTCCAATTAATGATGGCTAAGCTCGTCCAGCAAGGTATCAGCTATAAAGCCATTCTTGGCGGTGTTGGTCAGGCTGCGGGCTATTTGGCCGTACAACTGAAAATGCCTTTTGAAGATGCTGCCGAGTTTGCAGCAAAAATGCAGGATGCCACCAAAACCTCAGAAAAAGACATGCTCAGTTTAATGGATACGATTCAGCGATCGTATTACTTGGGTGTCGACTCCACCAATATGCTGCAAGGTTTTTCCAAACTATCAGCAGGTATGAAAACCATTAAAGCCGAGGGCTTAGAAGGCGCTCAGGCGATGGCTCCCCTCTTGGTCATGGCAGATCAAGCAGCAATGGCGGGTGAATCTGCAGGTAACGCCTACAGTAAGATTTTTGCATCGATGATGGACAGTAAAGGCATTAAAAAGGCCTTGAAAGGTTCAGGTATGGCCATGAACTTTACCAATGGTAAAGGTGAGTTCGGTGGACTGGACAATATGTTCAAGCAGCTTGAAAAGCTCAAAGGCCTTTCAACCGAAGCACGTTTGCCGATCTTGTCGGATATGTTCGGCAATGATGCTGAAACCATTCAGGCCTTAAACCTACTGATCGACAAAGGCAAAACCGGCTATAACGAAACACTGGCAAAAATGAATGCTCAAGCCGACCTACAGAAACGTGTTAATGAGCAGCTCGGTACCCTAAAAAATCTATGGGATGCAGCTTCAGGAACATTCACCAGTGCAATGACGAATTTCGGTGCTGCGATCGCTCCTGAGCTAAAACAAGTCGTCACCGGCTTAACCGATATGACCGAAAAATTGGGAGCCTGGTCTAAAGAAAATCCTCAATTATCGAATGCCATTATGAAGACCATTGCCATTATCGTGATTCTGCTCGCTGCGTTTAGTGCCCTATCGCTTGCACTGGTGACACTACTCGGTCCAATGGCTTTACTGCGTCTGACGTTTGGCGTACTTGGAGCAAAAGGCTTCGGTCTGATTAATATCATCAAACTGATTGGCTCGGCCTTTATGTGGCTCGGTAAAGGCATCTTTTTTGTCGGCCGTTTAATGATGGCCAACCCATTATTTTTAGCGATCGGACTTTTGGCCACGGCTGCGTATTTGATTTATCGCAATTGGGGTTCAATCAAACAATTCTTTGCGGACATTTGGAATTCCATTGGTACGTCGGGCATGACAACCACGCAAAAGATCGTTTTATTTTTTCAGCTTGCCCTTCTAAAAATTACCACCCTTATTTTGAACTGGTCTCCGATCGGACTGTTTTATCGCGCCTTTGCTGCGGTGATGAATTACTTTGGTGTGCAATTGCCAAGTACCTTCACTGGCTTTGGCCAAATGCTCATGCAAGGTCTAGCAAACGGGATCAGTAATGGCATTGCAGGTGTCATTGGCAGGGCAAAAGCCGCTGCAGCTCAAGTTACGAATACAGTCAAAGGTGCTTTTGGCATTCACTCCCCTTCCCGTGTTTTTACGCAGTTGGGGGCATATAACATGCAAGGTTTGGCGAACGGGATCTCAAACAATAGCCATCTGGCCAGCAATGCAATCGGTACAGCCAGTCAGGATATGTTGGGCTTTTTTGATACCAGTGCTTTTAGTTTTGACCAACGTCCATCCATATCGGCCAGTACCAAAAATGTCTCTGCAACAGCAGCTCCAGTACAGCAAATTTTTAATATTTATGCTGCACCGGGTATGGATGAGAATGCATTAGCACAATTGGTGGCAATCGAAGTAGCCAAGGCGCAGCGCATGCAGCAGCCAAGCAATGTCCGCAGCTATAGCGACAACGATTAAGGGGGCAATCATGTTGATGAGTTTAGGACAATTCATTTTTCAGACCAGTACATTGGCCTTTCAAGAGATCCAGCGGCAACGTTCATGGAGTTATGCCGAAAATGCCGTGGCGAATGGACGTGCAAAAAAACAGTTTACTGGCGCAGGTGCAGATACTGTAACTTTGCCTGGTCTCATTTTTGAAGAATACGGCTTCGGTACACGCTTTGCGCTGGATGAGTTGGCGAGCATGGCCGACACAGGACAAGGCTTTGTATTGATGGATGGCTCAGGTTATTTATACGGAGTCTTTGTCATCGACAGCATTGACGAGACAAAATCTATTTTGATGGATAACGGTGTCCCGCGTAAAGTTGATTACACCCTCAAGCTGAGCCGTGTTGATGACGAACGTATTGAAATTCAATCTGCTCCACAGCAAGAAGGTTCAGCATGATTAAAACGCCTGTATGTAGGAGTAGTGCTGACAATAAACCGTTAAAAGAGCTTATGTCTAAGCGTATTTTAAGTGTTACCGTCACAGATAACCGCGCCAATGAAGCAGATGAATTGAGTATCGTGCTCGATGACCATGACGGTGAATTACAACTGCCGAAACGTGGTGTACGACTGAATTGTCTGATGGGTTTTAAAGGTGAAGGCTTACACGATAAAGGCGACTTTATTGTAGATGAGACTGAATGGTCGGGTACGCCCGATCAAATCACCATTAAGGCATCCAGTGCCAATTTTAAAAGTAATATCAAAGAAGCGAAGTCTAAGTCATACCACCGCAAAACTTTTGGTGCTATTGCGACTGAAATCGCGCAAAATCATAAACTGACTTTGGTCATGGCAGCCGCTCTCAAGGCGATTACTATAAGTCATATTGACCAAACCAATGAATCGGATCTCAACCTACTCCAACGGTTGGCCAAACAAAATGGTGCAGAAATGGCGGTGAAAAAAGATCGGCTTTTAATCTTCACTGCAGGTAGTGCAAAAACCGCTTCGGGTAAAGATTTACCCACCATCACTTTGACCAGGAACAGTGGCGACCAATTCCGTTACAGTGAGCAGGATCGTGAGTCTGATCATACTGGTGTATCAGCCAGTTATCAGGACACAGGCAAAGCTAAACGTGAAAAGGTTGTGACTGGGGATAAAGGCAAGGTTAAACACTTAAAAGGGACGTTTGCCAACAAAGCTGAAGCGGAACGAGCCAGTGCTGCAAAGATGGCTGAGATTAAGCGTCAAATGGCGAAATTCAGCATCAATTTAGCTTATGGTCTACCTGAGATCAGTACTGAGTCTCCAATCAAGCTACAGGGCTTTAAAAATGAAGTAGATAAGTTAAAATGGATCGTTGAAAAAGCCACTCATAGCTATGCTAAAAGTGGCGGATTAACGACTCAGTTAGATTTAGAAGCAAATATTTAAACTTTTTTATCCCAAATTAATTTGGCAATTGGAGAACGAACGGCTAAATAAATTAAATAAAGCGCGTCTTCATTTTTCTCTAATTTTTCTAAATTTCCATCGGGTTTGTAATACCCTTTTTCCATTAATGTTTTAATTCCTTCTGCCAAAATTTTAGCTGTATCCTGAAAACTAAAATCCTGATCGACTCCTAAATTTTCTTGATGGCACTTAAACAGCCAATCATGTATTAAATATGCTGAAATATAAAAAGTAGGTGATAAGGTCTTAAATACTCTTAAAAAGTTTGGAATAGATCCGCCATTAAAACTCATTGAGTTCGGGGTTATAGCCCTACCAGCAGACGTTACATAACTAAAGTAAGGTAAATTCTTATTTTGAATAAATTCAAAATTATCTTGACCAGGTAACGAAACAGCATTGCAATATGTTGTATATGAGCCACATTCCACGTTGTTATAAAAATTATTTGCTAAAAACAAAGTTTTTATGCTGGCAATTTGGGGTTCTAGTGATGGTGGATATTGTTCAGCAATTTCTGCATCCATCAATGCGATTACATCTTTAGCTAGCTCTGGTTCAAACATTTCATTGGCTAAATCACAATAGTCCATTCTAGTTTTCATTATTATGCTCCTTAGTGATAAGACACTAATTATTAGCATTATTTAAAGTGCAATAACAATCTATTCTCAGCAATTTAATTAAAAAAAGCCCTCTTTTAAAGAGGGCTTTTTATATTTAGTTATTATGCAATAACTAGATCTACATCTTTATTTATTACATTGAAAGCCTCTTCAATTGCCTCTAATTTAGTCGAATGATTTAACGACAATAACCGATCTACCTGTTTTTGATCCCATTTAAGATCCTTTGCTAAATCAGCTTTTCGTAAACCTTTCTCCAACATTGCATTATATAAAGCCACTTTTAAACTTACTCGGAACGGTAATTTAATTAAGTGCTCACCTTTTAACTTTTTACTTGGTAATGGGATTGGTTTTCGTTCACTCATATAAATCATAAAAGCAGACTCTAAACCATTTAATGCCTCAACCATGGCTTCTTCTTCAGAGTAACCTACAGCGAAAGCTTCCGGTATATCGCGACTACGAACCAAGTAAGAATTATCCGTATCGCGTGAAAAACTCACTGGATAGAACATTTTTTAAATCTCCAATTTCAGTAATAATCCTGAAAAAGTATCAATGAATAGACTGTTGTCTAAATCTCCACAATAAATGAATTAATCTGTGTACTTAAAGTTCACAGTTAGGGCTTTTAAAGCCCTAACTGCTTGATGATGTCTTTACGAAGGCTTTCGCCAATTTCCTTGCCTTTATGATACGGCAATGTAGTTTGTTTTCCCTTGTAGCTAACTATTCGGTGAGAACCCTTTCCACTGCGTACAATCTCGACACCTTGTTGTCTGAGCCATCGTTCGAATTCACTGTACTTCATGTACACCTCCTACAAACAATATAAAAATATTACGACAAATTTGTCGTAATGTAAAGAAGAAATAAGACAAATTTGTCGTATAAAAAGCCCTCAAACAGAGGGCTTTTCTAATTATTAAGTTTCGTTCGCTGGCGACATGCCAAACCATAACCCAGTGTATTGACTTGCCAATGAATAATACTTCACATCACCAATAATCTGATTATGATCATTCTTTTCGCTATCCATACCTTTTAAAGCTTTAGTAATCAAGTCTGTAACCGCTTTTCCTATTTTTTCCTTGTCGCCATTGGAATTCACTGTATTCGAAGCTA